TGATAGTGGTTCATCATCAAGGTATTATGATTTAGATAAATGGTTTGATAAAATAATTAAAGAATTATATTAAAATATATTTGTTAGATTAAAATATTATTCTTATCTTTGTAGGACACAAATAAAGAAATAGAACTTATGGCAAACAAAGAAATCACAACACAACAAAAACAATTTTTTAAGAATTGGGAATCTATTGTATATCACACCTATTTTGGTGGCACTTGTTATACAGAATGGAATAATGAACTAAACATAGTTCAAGTAAAACGAAATGTTCCACACTCTCATTTATGTATTGATATTAGTATTGGTATTAAAGGCAATAGTTTTTCTATTGATTTAGTTGATTTAAGTAAAACAGATTATCTGGAGTATTACTTAAAAGGGCGTGAGTTCCATAATACTTTCGAGCAAGGCGTTCAAGCCATAGATTATCTTTATGAATTGATTAAAGAATTATAATAAAATATATTTGTTTAATTAAAATATTCTTTTTATCTTTGGGGACACACTTAAAAAATAGAACTTATGACTACAATAGAACAAATGAAACAATCTCAATCTTATATTGGTAAGGGTTATACTAATACAACATTTATTATGGATAATTACAAGAAATCAACACTACCTCGTATGTTCTATGACTTGAAATTGACTGTTAAACAAATTGATAATAACAAAACAATTACCAAATATCTTAAAAGCGATACAGCAATTAAAGATGGTTTTTCTCAAGATGAATTATTTGAGATAATTTGGCAGTATCAAAATAAATTAGTATCTTTGTAGGACACAATTAAAAAATAGAAATAATGAAAACAATATTTATTGATTACCCGACAGATTTTTCTTTTAAGACAAAGAAAACATTTACTACTAATGAAGAAAGAACACAACATCTTAATCAGGTATTGCGTAAAAAAAAAGTTGAAAGTCCTTCACACGATTATAGTGATTATGTTGTTGAAGATATTACTTGGGTTTTTGCTGAAAGTGAGTTTTGGGTAATTGGTTCATAATAATTTGGTAGTATCAAAATAAATTAGTATCTTTGTAGGACACAATTAAAAAATAGAAATAATGAAAAAATCAAACGACCAAATCGCTCAAGATTACAAAAACAAAAAACGAGTATTTTTATCCAAATTAAAAAACTCTCCTTATTCTGATACACTAATTTCTATCTGGATGAAAACTTTTAATGATGATTCTATTTGTATTCAATTTATACAAGCAATTCAATTAACTAATTCTGAATGGAAACAATATAAAAAAGATGGTATGGTAATTGATGACTTTGTAGAGGCAGTTTATAATTCATATACAAATATACAAGATATACCACATAATCTCGCTATTACCATTTTAATTGGTTCTTGTAATGAAATTAGTAATACATTTATTGCGAACGAAGCATTAAAAAATATTAGCACTTATGTAAAAATGGCGTAAATAATTTTAGTAATATAGCATTAAAGAAAGAGAACAATTAGTTCTCTTTTTTTTTGACTATTAAAATAATTTTCTCTATTATTATTATGAACTTAAAAACTTATTATAATGGCAGAAAAAACAAAAGACGACATCATTACAGAACTAATAGATGTAGAATGGTTTGATACTTACTCAACAAGAGGTTTAACCTATGGTGAGATAAGAGATTTAGATTATCAAGCACAAGAATTAGAACGAATATCTTACGAACAAATGGCATATGAAGAGATGCTAGGTGATTGTAGATAATAAAATACCCCTAACTTAAAACATTAGGGGTTTTATTTTTTTAAGATATACTTATATTTATAGTTAAATCTGGGGGTATTGAAATGGAAGTAAGTGTATCAACATTATATTTAGACATAGATAAAGCAGTTAAAGAAAATAAGAGATATATTTTCTTGAGGGGTTCATCTCGTTCTGGTAAAACCTACCAGACAATATCTTACCTTGTTCTATACGCATTACAAAATCCACAGACAACAATAACAATCGTTAGAGATACATTAGTATCAATTCGTAATTCAGTTTTAATTGACTTTCAAGAGGTTATGAACCAAATGGGATTATACAGCCCCGACAAGTTTAATAAGTCAGAAGTGATTTATAGATTTGATAATGGTAGTATGGTTAGATTTTTAGGAGCCGATGATAATAGTGGAAAGTTAAGGGGTATGAAACAAGATGTAGTATTCATCAACGAGATTACATCAGTATCACAAGACGCATTCCTACAATTAGATATTAGAACAACAGGGTTTATGATATGTGATTATAACCCATCAGAACAAGATGACTGGTATGTTTATCAAATGGAAGAGAAAGATGAAGCACAACTAATCATATCAACTTATAAACAAAATCCTTTTTTAGAAAAGTCAGTTGTTAAAGCCATAGAGGACTTAAAAGATATTGACCCCGAACTATATGAGATATATGCTTTAGGAAAGAAGGTTAAACCAAGAGAAACAATATTTATGAATTGGAGTATTGTTAGTGAAGCACCACGATACTCAAAGATGTTAGGTATTGGATTGGACTGGGGTTATTCCTCTGACCCTTGTGCTTGTGTGTTAGTATTGATAAACGAGCCAGATAATATCCTTTATGTTAAAGAATTGTTTTACGAACAGGGACTTACCACAGATGATATTGCCTACAAGTTAGACGACACAGGAGTACAAAAGTCATTTGATTTAATATGTGATAGTTCAGAACCCCGAATGATAGATGAGTTAAAGAAACGAAAGTGGAATAAAGCACGAGGGGTAAAGAAAGAAGCGGGGTCAGTATTATTTGGTATAACAGAGTTAAAGAAATATAAGATACAAATTGACGCAACATCAACTAATCTTATAGATGAGATGAAAAACTACAAATGGTTCAAGGACAGAAGTGGTAGGATTACATCAAAGACGGCAGGACAAGACCACTTAATAGATAGTATGAGATATGTGGTAATGGAGATGAGTAATAAATCAAAGACGAAATATTCGTTTATGTAAAATGTATAGATATGAAAGTAGTATTAGATAAGAAAGAATACCTGGTTAAAAGTTTAACCATAGAACAATATGAACTCTTACAGACAAATAAGGAGTTAAAAGATTATGAACTAATCCATCTATTAACAGGAGCACCGGTAGATGAAATAAAGTCAGCCCCGTTTAGTGATGTAAAGTTTGTATCAAAGATGTTGATGTCTGATTGGGCAGCACAAGATGATATAGAACCATTACATCAAGTAGTAGTTTTTAACGAAAAGAAATATGGTTTAATTATCCCCTCAAAGATTTCTTATGAGGAGTGGATTAACTTGGAAGTATTTATGGCAGAGAAGCCGTTGAACCTTGTTAAACTGGCAACACATTTATACAAACCAATTACGAGTAATAAGTATGGGGATAATAGAGAATTGATTTCTTATTCTTTAGATGAGTGTGCTTCAAGAGAACACGAGTTTAGAAAGTTCCCTGTTAAATCTGTCTTATCAGCCCTTTTTTTTTTAGCAGTTTTCGGCGAGAAACTTATGGAAACTATACTATCATCTATGGAGAACAAGACGAACGAGATGAAGCAAGAGATAGAGAAAAAGAAAAAAGCACTCCTCAAGAAGTAATACAATCTGTAGTGGATTTCTATTATCAATCCCTTATGTTGTGCGCTCAAGACAATATCTTAAATATTGGTAGTGTCTTAAAATTAGAGTTGAACGAGGTGTTGGGGTATTTATCGTATAGGATTGATAAGTCAAATAAAGAAAAACAACAATCAAACAAAAAGTAATAATGACCTACATAGACATTATAAAAATATTCAAGGTATTCGCATCACAACACCCGATGCTACGAACTTTTTCTTGGGGTAATTTATCGGATTATTCAAGAGACACATATATCACAGAGTATCCTGCGATACACTTTGTTCCCCAACCATCAACAATAGATAATACATTAACATCATATAATTTTACTTGTTTAATTTACGACAAGTTAAATGAATATACGGGTGAGCCAGAGTTGAGTAATCAATTAGATAGTTTGTCTTTAACTCAACAAATCTTAAATGACTTTATTGATACATTTATCAATCAACTTACTCAATATGGTTTTTACTTACAAATGCCAGTTCAATACGCACCCTTTAACGATAGGTTCAAGGAAAGTGTTGTAGGTATTGAGGCAACAATTACAATTCAAGTAGAACAGACATCTTGTATTCCCCCTTATATTGAGGACGCATTTTATTTGTTATACGAAAATGGGGACATTATAAACAACGAAAGTTATGAGCCTGTAATATATCAACAGATGCCGTTAGTTGTTCCACCAGGCAATCTTAAAATAAGTGAATTACCCCTTTATACTGGCGACACAACAGGGGCTTATTTCATTATGAATAATTCAGGTGAGACAATAACTTATAAGGTATTACGAGAAGATGTTATTGGAGCATCAGGTAGTTCAGGAACAAGTGGTTCATCAGGTACGAGTGGGGTAAATGGTTCTTCAGGAACATCAGGTTCATCAGGAACAAGTGGAAGTAGTGGAACATCAGGTAGTGCTGGTTCTTCAGGAACAAGTGGTAGTTCAGGAACTAGTGGAACATCAGGAACAGATGGTAGTTCGGGGACTAGTGGTATTAGTGGTTCATCAGGTAGTGCGGGGTCTTCAGGAACAAGTGGTAGTTCAGGAACTAGTGGGGTAGATGGTTCATCAGGTAGTTCAGGAACATCTGGTATTGGAATATCAGGGTCTTCGGGAACAAGTGGTTCTTCAGGAACTAGCGGTATAAATGGTGTATCTTCAAGTGTCTTTTATTATGAAGCAAAGGACAACGCACAATCAGGTAATCCTGGCAACGGACATATTCTTTGGAATAATATTACGATGACCGCATCAACCGAAATCAACATCAACCATCTTACAGACACGCCAATAACAGATATAGATATATTCTTGGCTTTATTACAAGTAGGACAACAGATTACAATTCAAGACCAAAACGATAGTGCGAATTATCAAGTATGGAATATAACAGGTGCGACAACACAAATAGTAGGAGCAAGTAATTATTGGGAAGTCCCCGTATCTTTGGTAAGTGCTGGTGGTAATCCACAATTCTCAAATAATCATAAGATAATTTTAGCAACACTTGGAGCAAGCGGAACATCAGGAACTAGTGGTTCATCAGGGACATCTGGTATAGATGGGGCAACACCTATTAGAGTTCCAAATCAAACTCTATATTATACAGGTTTTACTTATAATAGTGGAACAACTTATTATGATTATGTATATTCACACACAGGTATTACCACATCATCGTTGGTAGATTTTACCCCATATAATAATTCTGTTTATACTGCTCTTACATCAAGAGTTCAACCATATAATTCTGTGGCTTTAGGCACATCAACATTTAATTCTCAATACGCACCTAGTAATGATATGACTGGTGATATTGTTATTTTTAACACAACATTATAATATGGCTTTTAATATTCCAAATCAAACATCTTATATTAAACAAAGACCGGTTAGTCCTGCTACTGCTTGGACGAGACAACCTGATTGGATTACCATAACCGATACTCCTGGTGAGGTTCAATTCCTCACAAGTAATTTGGTTGGTTCGGCATATACAATCACAACAACTTTTACAAGAACATTAGGAACACAAAACATTTATATTGATTGGGGTGATGGAACAATAGATACGATTTCAACAATAGCAGCAACTGAAACATCACACACATATACAACACCAGGAACACCTTGTTCTTTGGGATATGATACATATAAAGTTAGAGTTTATGGTGATGCTGGAACAAGAATAACTCGTAGTCAATTAGGTCATATATCATCATTAGCTATACCTTGTGGTATATTAGAAGCATATTATGGTGATGATACAATCATTACCGCAATCAATTTATTTAGTAATAATTTTTCGGGTTCTGTTGCGAGATTTCCAATATTAGAATATGTTAAATTACCATCTGTAATGTTTGGTGGTGGAGCAAATACTTTTAATATATCATTTATGCTTTGTTATTCTTTAGCAAAAGTAGTAATGCCTATATCTTGTTCTGATGCGACAGATTTATACAGAACATTTTACGGCTGTTATAATTTAGAAGAAATAATTTTTCCACAAGATGCGGTATTATTATCTAGATGGGAGGAAACTTTTGATTCTTGTTTTGTTTTAAGAAGTGTTATTTTACCACCAACATTAAATAACGCTTATACTTTCGGATTAGCATTTAATGGTTGTAGAAACTTAACATCAATTATTTTACCACCATTACCTTTATGTACTACTTATACTTCAGCATTCCAAAGTTGTAATAGTTTAATCACTATAGAAATACCATCATTTACATCAGGGGCAACAACAATAAACGCAAGTAATATGTTTAATAATTGTAGTTCTTTGGAATATATTAAGATGCCTACAAGTGTAGTAGATGGAAGTGTATTTAACACAAGTAATATGTTTAGTACTTGTGGTAATCTTAAATCAATTATACTTCCAAATAATTTTAGGAGTAATTTTGCTCCAGCTATGTTCCAAAATTGTTATTCATTATCTACAGTTGTGGGGTTAAATATTGATATGCCAGGATTAGCAAATATGAATACTATGTTTAGTGGTTGTTTTGCTCTACAAGAAATAGAATTACCAACATCAGTATATCCAACTGTATCTATGGCTAATACTTTTACTAACTGTAATTCTATATCAAAAATAACTATTCCATCAACATATAATATTACAACTTTAGCATCAGCATTTAATGCGTGTCGTACCTTAAACGAACTAATATTACCAAATAACGCACAAAATAGTTTAACAAGTATGAATAGTATGTGTAATTTTTGTTCCAACTTAAAATCTGTTGTAATGCCAACATCATTAAATGCTTGTACCTCTTTAACAGGAGTATTTGCTAATTGCTCGGCTTTACAATCCGTAATATTTCCATCAACTATGAACGCTTGTACTGATGCTTCACAGGTTTTTAATGGTTGTTATAATTTGGAATCATTTGTATTTCCAACATCTATGTCTTCCAATACAGCATTTTTCTTAACATTTAACGCTTGTGTTAAACTACAATCTATAACATTACCAGCAACAACAGGAAATATTACCAATTATAATTCAGTATTTAGAGATTGTTATTCTTTAGAAACATTAACATTACCAACATCACCACAATCAACGGCTCTTACAACATTAAACTTGGCATTCTCAAATACATATAAACTTAAAACAATAAATAATGTTGATAAGTTAGGTAATCCATCAACCTCTTCAACCATATATGTTGATGGAACAGGATTACTTTATCAAAATCAAGTATTAACATCATTAGATTTTTATACCAAGTTTAGTAAGTTTGAGGCTTATGGTAATAGTGCTAGTCCATTATTATACTCAAAACTTAATTCATTAAGATTAAGAAATAACGGAGCGGGACAATACGCAGGAACATCACCACAAATCAATATTTCTTATACAGATTTAGGACAGGCAGCACTCGTTCAAGTATTCAACGACTTACCTACAATTACTTCCAAGACAATAAACATTACCGGAGCAACCGGAGCAGCAGCACTTACCGCACCTGAACGAGCAATCGCAACAGGTAAAGGTTGGACTATTATAGGATAATATGATATACAAATTATTTATAGAAGAGGGTGATTATTTAGACATCACAACCAAAGAACCTCGTAATATGTTAGAGGGAGAAATTGCTTACACACCAGAGGGTATAAACTTTGGCTGGGACGAGTTTAATTCCAAAGAGGACGCTATGTCCCATTACAACATAGAAGTTAAACCAGAGGAAGATATAGAAGAATAATGGAAGAAGAGTTATTAAATCTTATTGGAAAGTTTCTTGTTGAGAAAATCAAAGAAAGGATTTTAACTCCTACTGCCAGATACACAAAAACGGGGGCACCAAAAACCCCACCAAGATATAACTTTAGTTCCAACGAAAGAAGTGGAACTTTATACAATAGTGTTGAGTATGTAGTAAGAGATGGGGAGATAGATATTTTGATGGTAGATTATGGTGTTGAT